ACTCGCTGCCCAATCCACCTCGTCTTTACCAAAATAATCTAAAGGCATAGTCCCGCTGTCATTGTCGCCAGCTTGTCCCGCTGGTGTCATATAGATTGGCGGCTTTCCTTCTATTTCTCTTTGTGCATCAAATCCCCAATCGTACTCCTTAGGATTACAATAGTGGATGTTTCCGTTTTTGTCGGTGATGATGACACGGTCGCCCGACATATTAAATTTAATTAAACTCATTTCATTTCTTTTTTATGTTTGATCCAAATATTTTGGGTAGATTGAACGATTTCTAGGGTGCGTAAATCCTTACCATATGGCAACCAAAGATTTAAAGCCGCTGCCCCGCTGTGTGGGTTTTCTTGGATGACTCGCAATAGTTCGCCGTGGTCGCTTCGCCTCATTCCTTCCAAGGAAAATTGATTTTCTTTTTGTGATTTACCTGTCGTGGCTTCGATACGAATATCCGTCATATATTTAGCGAATTGATGCAAGATACTTTCGACCTCTTTTTTTCTATCCTTCGCGACCAATACTTGATTAGTTAAAGATTCCTTATCTTTTTCCAGTTTTGCGACTTTCTTTTTTTCTTGATAAATCAAATAAATAGTCACGGCTAACAATGCCATTAATACAAAAATCCCTATGGTTAAAATGGTGGTATTCATATCAGTTATTTTGAATCCTGTTATACTTAATCATACTTTCCCGAACGATAGACCGCTTTAAAAAATACGCTGCATGGTTGTCGTCTTCACTATCTACCACACATAAACCCATCGCCTCCACTTGGTCGGGTGTCCCTCGTTGGTCAATGACCGTGATAAAATTATCATTCCCCAGGTCCTCAGCAAGCAAGACCACCACCGCCAAACCACCGTCCGCCATATCGTCCAAAAAATCATCGACCTTATCCTTTATTTTTATTAATTTCTTCATGGAAATAATTTGTTATCAATTCTCTAAATCCATCAAAAGAATAAACCACCGCCGTCTTATATCCTGAAAGTTCACACTTACGTAAAAAATCTTTTTGCGTATCTCGCAACCGACCTTTTTTATTTTTTAATTCAACGATTAATCCATGATACCCCTGTCGCGCTTCCAAAATAATTACATCACTTACACCAGCCACGACCCCCATATTTTTAAATTTCCTACCTTCCCTGGCATTTCGATTGCCACCATTCGGTACATGAAAAGCATTAATCTTTCGATACTGAATTCGCAACCATCCCATGCATTGCGTTTGTAGATAATCTTCCTTACCCTCAAACGCTTTATCTTTTCCTATTTCAAAAAATTCACTCATAAAATTATTTCCCTTTCAAATTAGAGGGCGTTCCCCCTTGGGGGTTAGGGGGGTCGTTTAAAATCCCCTTGTCCTCATCCTGTCCTGTGTCGCTTTATCCAGTACCAATAACAAATCCGAACCTCTTACCATAAACTGCCCGGTAACATTCACATTTCCACCCATACCACCCAACATGTTTTTTAACTTACTTAGTGGCGCAATAACTTCGGGGTCCGCCCCTGCGTTCGGATTATCTCCGACCATCGCCAACGTAGGACCCGTCGCCAAACCACCTTCGGCAAGTGCTGGAATTGAAAGTCCCGAAATAGCTTTATTAAAAAGAGAACCAACAATCGCAGACCCCGCACCCGCAATTAATAATCCAGCCGGTCCAAGGGATGCCAAGGTCTTCGCCAAGAATGCCGAAACCGCTTCCATCATTTTAGCCCGTACAAAATCCGCCGCCGCTTTCAATGCCGTCTTTCCTAATTCCTTAAGAGATTTACCGCCCTGTTTTGCATAGTCCGACATAGCGTCCGACACTTTCGATACTAATTCCATTTGATTAGCCAAAGACCTATTCATTTTTTCCACTACCTCAGAAAAAACAAGCATGGTTCCCGTCGGTAACATCTCCGCATATTTCACCATTGAAGCGGTCATCCCGTCGGGGCGGTTGGAATATTCGGAACGATTGGGGTTCGCGACGATCGTTTATTGTTTGCAAGTTCTTCAGCTGCGACGAACTTGGTAAGTTCGTCTATCTGTGATTGAATCCCGGCTTTGTAGGCTTCGACATTTCTTTTGGAAATAGATTCGCTACGCGCCGCGTTTTCTTGCGCTGTACTGCCTAACTTTCTGATGGTGGTAAAAAATCCCGTGACTCTTTCGTTAGCCACTTCCGTGATTTTTTCTTGGTCGAATAAAGCTTTGTTCAATTCGACTATTCTATCTTTTGCCGCCTGTACTTTTGCCATTTGCAAAAGGTTAGCGATATACATATCCATCGAACTAACGACGCTATCTATTTTTATTTTTTCCGTATCCAGTCCGCCAAAATATTTAGGTGAAATAGCTTGAAGCGAACGGATTGCATTTTGCTTTTCTTTTCGGGTTGCATTTTCATTTCTAATGGTGGCGACTAGTTGTTGAACCTTTAGTCTTTCTTCGACGATACTTTGTTGGGCGGCATTGGTGACCGCCTCGAGTGTCTTTTGTGCCATCGTCGTATTGTCCACCGCTTTATTAAAATGTCGAAACGCTGCGACTGCTGCGATTACTGCCGCCGTGACCGCGCCAATAATACTGGCTTTCATCACGGTATTAAGTCCCTTCCATTTGACGGCTAGGTTTAAGATACCACCGGACAAGTTTTTAAATTGAATTAACATTGTCGCTTGTGCGGCTCGGACGGATGCCAAGGTCGTCCGCTGCGACGAATGCACCAATTTTGATAATGGTCTTTTGGGTACTGGCATCCAACTTGGAAAATTTGCCAGCCCAATCGGCGACGACTTCCGCTACTTGGATAAATATAGGAATGACTACCGACCCAATATCGATGGCGATATTTTGAAGACGGATTAAAGCTTTATTAAATTTTTGGTTGGCGGTTTCACTTACATTAGCAAAGCCTTTTTCCACGACGTCCAAACCATCATTCATGGAATTTAAGATCCTGGTATATTCTTCGCCTTGTGCGCCCGCCGTTCCTAGTACTGCCTGCAATCCTCGAACGGAACCAAACAATTTTCCTACCGCTTCGATGTTTCCATCAAATCTTTTTAACAATCCTTGGAGTGTTGCGGATAATCCATTCTTTGCGATGGAATCACGGACACCTTGGGCGGTCAAACCAAACGACGCCAAAACGTCTTTGGCATCCTGTCCGGGCTTTATCAAATTAGAAAGGAATGCTTTCAATGCATTGACTGATTCGGCGGCACCAACGCCTAGTCGTGAAAACGTAGCTATGTTTGCTCCGACTTCCTCGAAACTAATACCTAATTGGCTGGCAACGGGTAACACTTTTCCAATTGCTGGGGCTAAATCTTCGGCTGCCAAATTTCCTTCGCGGACGGTTTTCGTAAGTAGGTTAACCGCTTTCGCTGAAGTGATGTTCTCTTTTCCATAAGCTTGGATAATAGCCGCAGCGGCTTTTGCGATGGTTTGAGTTTCTCCCATACCAATGGCTGACGCTTTGGCGGCGGACTCGAGTAGGTCCAAAGCTTCTTCGCCTTTAAGTCCAGCAGAAGTAATGGTAAATAATGCGTCGGCTAATTCTTTTTGTGATTTACCGACCTCGTTGGATAAACTTTTGACACCGACTTTAAATTTATCTAAAGTTTTACCGGTGACCCCGACCAAATTTTCCACTTTGGAAAATGCCGAGGACAAATCCCCGGACATCTTCAGCCCAGCGGCACCGATACCGATGAGTGGCAGCGATACGGTTTTGGTTAAATCGTCTCCAAGACGTTTAAGCTTTCTACCGGATCGCTGTAAGCTTCTTTCGGCTTTGCCAAGACCTTTGACCATCGATTCAATCTTGGCACCAATACGGACATTAATTTCCGAAATGGTTGGCATGGTGTATTAATGTTTATTTGGGGTTAGAGACTTCCGCCTCTTTAATTTTTTTCTTTTCTAAAAATTTAAGCCGTTCCTGTTCGTCCCATTCCTGATTTAATTTAGCGCGGGTCGCTTCGTCCATCACTGCGTCGTCTTGTTCGGTTCGTTCGCTATCTAGGATAAACAAATCTTGTGGTACAATCTTTTCTTTTGAATTTTGATTAAGAATTAAACAAGTGGACCACCTTATCCGCTTCCATTCCTGACCGTCCTTAAATTTTTCTTTTTCAAAATATACATTTTGCAGCGTGACAAATTCGCGCGGCGTCATATCCCAAAACTCGGCGACCGTCAATCCGATATGTACCACCGCAATGGCTAACAAATCATCAAAATCAACGCCCTTAGAATCGTCTACACGATTATTAGGGCGGGTTACTTTTTTTTAACGCCTGTATTTCGCTTACTCGTGGGCTTTTTTTCTTCTTTCTTAGATACTTGACGTTCAAATATTGCCATCACATCTTCGATTGACTTTTCAAAATCATAATCTAACAAGTCCGCCACGTCGTCTGTGTTTTTAAAAGGTAGTTCTGTTCCGGTTTTTCCTTCTCGTCGGTATCCTGAAATTAGACCGCAGAAAGTAAGTTCTAAAATGACATTTAATTTTAATCCAGTTTCTAAAGCTTTGCCCAATTTATCGAATGATATATCGGTGCGTCTTTCAAATGCCGCTAAGGCAGCATAACCAAAATGGATAGGATGTTCCGTTCCGTTGATGTTTAAAAATTCGGTAGGTTTTTGCATCATTAAAATTTTTAAAAGATTTCGCCCCGCCGAGACGGGACGAAATGGTAACAAAAGTTTTACAATTTAATATTCAAAAAACAGCAGAATATTTTATGGGTTGGCAATTCTAGTAACTGCGCCCGCACTTTCGAAAGTTGCTGATAATGAGACGTTTTCTTCATTAGAAGAATTTTCTTCTAATGATGTGATAATAAAATCACCTGTGAATTGCATCGTACCTGAAACGTTATCCGTCCACCTCAAAGTCACTGGTGTTTGACCATCAAAAGCCGTCCAAAGGTCATCCATACCGGTAGCGGTTGGCGTGGTTGGACATAAGGCAGAAACAGAAATACTTGCAGACTTTAAGCCGTTAAGCGTACATTTCCATCCCGCCGTATCTTTATTGGATGCGTCTCGAGTGTCAGAAGAAAAAGAGATAGTCGCCTCGGTTTCATTTGCCACGGCGACGCCATCAACGTAAACCCGAAGGTTTTTTCCATTTTTAATACTTGACATTGTGTTTTATTTTTTGGGGTTATTGATAGTTAATAGTTTCTATTAACTTGAATTATTCTTCTTCGGTTTTGTCTTTCCCTAGGAATTTTACTTCCTTAAAATTCTCTACCATTTCTTTATCCTCATCATGAAAAGGTTCGGCGTATCCGCTTTTGATGACCTCTTCAGCTAGGTCGTCCGTTACTAATGGGGTGTCGCCTTTTCGTAACCACTTGCCGGGGGCTAATTGATAATCTTTTAAAACTTTGATTCTCATATCTTGCATTTTTATGATAGTGTTTTAATGATGATGTCTTCGTCCAATAGTGCTGGATCAAACGTTAGCGTCTGTCCGCTAATGGTGAAATGTTCACCGTGTGCTAATAATCGACCGTCCCTATAAACTTCCAATTGGTTGTCGATGTCGGTCGGTATGGTGTTCGTGGCGATGATCGTCGCCACGGTTTGATTCGTTTCAATTTGTGTTTTCCAAGTTCTATTATCTTGGCTAAACTGTCCGCCAAATACTGCCGTGGCTGCCCTACATAATCGGACATTATAATCGACGGCAGTATGTTTTAAATTTAATTCATCTTCCAATATCTCATTAGCATCGTGAAACCAAATTGAATCTATATTCACCCCGTTGACCGTTCCTTCAAAATAATCTAACAATACCCGGACGCGTTCTTCGATGGCTTGAACTTCACTATATCTTTTTGCAAAAACATCGATTTGCATTCGGACCACATCTAATGTGGATGTACTAGTCTTTGTATGACTCGGCGTCACTTGAATGTTATTATAGACGATATAAGGTAAAGCCGTTTCTTGTGGTGCTTCGCTTGGGAAAATATCTTTACCACCTAGCAATGTAACCAATGCCGGGTCGGTGGATAAGATTTCGAATATGGCTTTTCCTGTTTGCAATTTTTATTTACTATTGAATATTTATAATTGACTATTAGATGGCGTTACGACGCTCCCAAACTTTCATTCTTTTTTTGGCAGCGTTTAAAATATTTCTTTGGACGACGGCGCGTTGGCTTCCAACGGCACGTCGCATATATGCGACTGGACGAATATGTTTTGTCCCAAACTCTATCCAAGCCGCATAATATCCATCTACTCGGCGACCTCTTCCATATCTTCCCGAACCTCCGCCACGTTTGGCGACTTTAGGTCCTACAAAAACGGCTGAGGACCGACGGAATTTTAAAATACGAATGGAGTTTCGAAGGTTACCAGGTTCGTAAGTCGCGACTATTCGTCCCCGTCCTTTGGGTGCACGGATTTTTCCCGAAGCCTTCGACGTCTTGTACCTGTGGTGTGTTCTTAACGACTTGGGGATGTTCCGCTTTGCTTCATCTCTCAAAGGGATGGCGGCTTCGGATAACATCTTCTGCCGTTCCTTTTTCGAAAACTCTTTTGTAATCGACCGTAGTTTTTTTATAGTGTCCGCGATTTCTTTTTCAATCGACATCTAATCAAATTTTTGTCGCGTCGTTGGCGTCGGTTTTTCTTGCTGTGAGAATCCAAAACCGCTTCCGACTTTCTGCATATTCTTTGATGTGGGTGATATCATATTCGAAACCATCATATTTGATTCTCATTTTTTCCCGTGGTTTGAATCCGTCCCTTTGTCGAATGATAAAAGTTACCCTATTAAATGCCGTTTCCCTTTCCGCTTCGATGTCCTCCGACGCTCCCTGTCTGCCCACGTAATCGATGCCCGCCCAAGTTTCCAAGATGTCTGCCCAAGTTAGTTCCTGTTCGCCGTATCCGTTGCGTTGTGTGGTGTAAGTTTGGAAAACGATTTTCCTGTCCAGCTTGCCTATTTTGATTTTCTTGTTTAGGTTCATTTTTGGACTTTATCTTTTGAACGGTGGTCCTTACTGTTAACAATAGCGGACCATCTTGATAAGGGTTTTTAAATAAAAGAGTTATATATTTTTTCATTACCTGGAACATCTTTAATTATTTAGTCTATGCTCAATATTGGATAGACGGTTGTTAATTTGTTCTTGGGTTCTGATATAATTTTCTGTGGTGTCTCTTAATCCTTCCATCGATTCTTTAGTTAATGCCTTGATATAGTCGTCGGCTTGAATCCATCGTCGATAAAAAACAATCGCCACGACTATACACACCGCTAACGCTAAACCGTACCCACCCATTCCCGCTGGTGTAATCTCTAAAGCTTTATTGATGATTTGTTCTTCCACTTTAGGCGAACGTTTTACATGGTGTCAAAAGCCACTCGGCACGGGTCGGAAATTGCTTGACGCTATCTTCCCGACATTCGTACATATGAGCGATTAATAATAACATCGCTTGAACCATCGCCCCTGGCACTTGGTCGACGGTGGCATATCCCGCGGTATATTCTACCCATACGGCACAACTTTCCTCGAGGGCGGTTGGGAATACTTCGCCATGTCGGGGACTGATGTTTGTAATTTCATTACTACAAGAGACTTTATATTTATTAGTGTCCCATGTTTGTTCGTTGCCGTCACAGTCTAAATATTTGATAGCGGAAACAGTAATCACGGGGACACCTTTTAATTCGATATAGGGGCACGCATCGGCATAGTTTGGGAATCTGTCAAAGCTTTGTTTGATAGTGCGTTGCATCATTAAACGCTGAGTGAATTTTTCTACAAAGCCGACCGCTGCATTTATCATCGATTCGATGATAGCGTCTTCATCGTTAAAATCTACCTTCAGGTAGTCTTTAACGAATGCCAAGTCGATTGGCGGGGCGGTTGGTGGTGTAATAACTTCGTAACTCAATGGTTAATGAATTGAAATTTAAAAATTTATAATACTCGATTTTTGAGCGGGTGATCACTGAAGGACCACCCGTCAAAAATGGCGTGTGTTATTTGGGGTTATTTTTTATTAGCTGTTTCTTTTTTCGCTGCTTTTTTTGATGTCGCTGTTTCCTTTCCGTCCGCTGCTTTGACTTCTTTTTCTGTGGCTTTGATGGCGATACCGTCTTCAATGTATTTTTTTGCTTTGGCGTCTGCCACTTCTATTGGAACACCACTTGGGTATGCTAATTTATTAGCGACGGCACTTTTAAAAATGATTTTCATATCGTATTTTTTTTGAATGGTTAAAAATTCAGTCGGTTTTTATATTTCAAAAAACCGACTGAGATAAAACAATTTCTCCTTAAACCTATTTGAAATTAAAATTTACTTGATAGTCGTTTCAACGTCCAACATCGCCGCAAAACTTTCTGGGTGACGGATCGCCAAATCCCAAAATGAATTGATTACTAATCGGATACATCCTTCCCGTGCTAATGTGTAAGGGTCAACGATTAAATTAACACCGCCCCACTGTCCGATAATTAAATCATTCCAGTTTCCATAAATCAAAGTACTTAGGTCTGTCCCTGTTCCTTTAGTTCCGTCATTAGGTACCTGAGTAGTTACCCCCGCACGGTATCCCGCTAATTCGCTTGGTGACTCCATTACCATCATTCCTGAACCCGCATCCTTTTTGGTCGTCTGCAATTGTCCTCGAGTGATAGGGTTCATTAAATAACCAAGGCTTCCCATGTCTGCGTTTTGTTGGGCGACACACGCTTGTAATGCGATGACATTTTCCCACGTTGGTGTATCACCGTTTGCACCTCCGACGACATTTCCAATGCCCGTGGTATTCAAGATGCCTCTTGGTTCTGGTGCCGTACCTGAGCCGTTCAATGCAGTTGAATCCAACTTGGTAGCGATTGCCAATTGAAGGTCGTTTCTTACAAAGTTTTCAATTCCGATACTTGATTGGCGGATTAATTGATCACTGATTTCAGTGTAAGCCGTCAATCGTTTAGGACGTAAAGAAATTAAATCGAAAGTCGGGTCGGTTGCGTCTGCTTGTGCTTTTTCTCCTTTCCATTGTGCGGTACCAACGGCATTGTTACGTGGTAAATCCAAGTTACCTTGTAAGCCTGTCAACACTTGTGCGCCCATTTCTTGAACCATCAATCGTGGACGTAGGTAAGGAATCAAACTACCTAAAGAAGTTTCAATCGTATTGGCTGCCGTTGCTGCGACGGTTGCGTCCAATCCTCTTTTTTCCATGTCCATGAAAAATGAAGGAACAGAAACACCGGAACGGATTTCCACGCCTGACGTATTCGCTTCTTTTTTGGCTTCTTCGTTGGCTTCTTTTTCAACGCCATCCAATCCACCTCCATCGACTAAGCTTCGGATTGCTCTAACAAAAGAGTAACCCTCTACCATTGCTCTTTTTTCCGCCGCTTCGCCTTTTGGGGCTGCATCTCTGCGATTGTCTGGAGCTGGTGGGGTGTCCGTTGCTGCCTCAGCTGTTCGGTTTTCTAAAGCCAAAGCGGCTTCCCTTGCTTCAGATTTTTCGGCACGTAAAATTTTTGCACTTAAACTTTCATATTCATCATCTAAGTCTTTGTATTCTGTTTCCTCAGCTTCGGTAAAGTCACGATTTTCTTTTTTCGCTTTCTCTTCGATTGCCTTCATTTTCCCATGAACGGCGAAACGTTGTTCTTTAAATTTTAAACTTTCTTTTTTCATAATAAAAAAGTGTTTTGTGTTTATTTGGGGTTAATAAAAAAATTATAATAATCGTCGTCGCCGTCGTGGGTGGACTGGATTATCTGTTAAATTTGGGTTTTGTGTATCGGGGTCATCCGTCTTTTTTTTGTCTCGGAATTCCTGTAAACACCTTAAGCTTACTTCGGTAGTTTCATAAGCTGGATATGTGACGGGTGACACATCGTATAAATTTTTAATTTCTAAGATGGTACGGATTTCTACATATACGCCGTTTCGCAATTCTTCTTTGTAAGAATTTTCTTTACTTCTAAATCCATATGAACTTTGGGTGACATTGCCTAAGCGAATATTTTCGACAAGGTCATTTCCCGCCGTGGTGTTCGGTGCTTCGAATCTATACCAAAGTCCTTTTTCATCGGTTCCAATTTCTAGGGTGCTACCTGTACGGGCTAAAATCAAATTATTGTCATGGTTGAATAAGGCACGGACATCGTCTTCCATTACATTGTCAAAGGCACCACGGGCAATGACTTCGAAATAACCTTCCCAAAGTTCGGTTTCAACTTCAAATAAAGCAGCGTAACCAAAGACGGTTCGACTTTCGTTTTGTCCTTGGTTGTCGTCGTTTCTGATTTCGACATTTCCTTTAAAAGTACGGCGTTCGATTTCACCGACTTTTTGGTTTTCTTTATTTTTTATCTCCTTTGACATTTTTGATATTTAGTTTTTTGGGGTCGTTAGGGTCGTTGGTGAAATTTAGCGGGGTGAAGTAATCTTCGCCGCCTGGTCGTTTGTTTAAACCTTCGCGGTCGCGAATATCGTTTGGAGACATTGCGCCCGTTTCAAACATGACTTTGTAATATTTACCGCGGGATTCTACGTCGCCTCGTAACATTTCCGTTACATCAAATTTTGCACAATGGGTGCCGGTTCGTTTTTCCGTTTCGGTAAATAGTTTCTTTTTAATTTCTTGTTCGATATGTACACACCACGGACGTAATGTATTGACGACAAAGTCGGTGGTCATTACTTCAATATTATTGAAGGTTGCGCGGTCCATGCTGTTGAGCATGTGTAAAGGAACGCGAAACATTCGGGACACCTCTTCGACTTGAAATTTGCGGACATCGACTAACATGGCTTCGTTTGGTGTCATTCCTATTTTTTGGAATTCCATTCCTTCGTCTAGTACGGGGACACTGCCGACGTTATCCAAGCCGCCATATTTTGAGCCAAAACTTCGACCAAGTCTTGCAGCGGCATCGGCGGAAAGTGCGTGCGGGTGTTTTATTACACCTGTGACGTGGGCACCATTGCCAAAATAGGCGGATGCGTAATCCGTGGCGGCGATACTGATGGAAAGGTTTTCCCGATTGGCTAAGATGACGTCGATACCTGTTAATCCATTTTCGCTGAGTCCGCTAATGTGTATCATGTCACCAGGGGATACCATGGATATATGTGTCCGGTGGGCGTTTAGTCCATAGTAATGGTTGACGTAATACCAAACCGTCCCGTCTGTATTGACGTATGGTTCGGCGTCCAATATGTATTCCAATTTGGTGGGTCGCCCTGAGTTGTCTCGGTGAATCATTGCGTATCCGTCGCCTTTCATGCACGCATCATACATTATCTGACGCCAAAAGACAAACGCGGTATGTAGTTCATTCGGTTCGCTTGAAATTAGATAATGTACGGGGTGTTTTTTATCGATGTTTTTATCGCCGTTGTTGTCGTGGATAACGTGGAAAGGTAATGACGCGATACTTTCGGACAATATTTTTACGGCTGAGTAAACGGCGGATATGGTCTTGGCGGTATTACGGTTGACAATAACTTTGGAACGGGTGTTCGGAAACATCCCAAGGAACCATCCTAATGGATTTTTTAAAGTGGAGACTGCCGCGCCGCTGCTTGTTCCCGTACTACTGGAACGAGTTTCGGGTTCGGGCTTGAAGAAAATATTTTTGATATGTTCCGTAAATCTAGCCAATATTTTCGGGGGACTTTGTTATAACAATAAAGCCCCAAATAAAAAGTATTTGGGGCTTTATTCAAAGCTATGACATATACAAAATTATTTTTTTATAATATGTTATTATACTTCGCTTAGGATGACGACTTCTTTTTGGGCTAGTGGTTCGCCTTCTGGGTCTTCTACAAAATCTATTTCTTTTGATTGTACTGAGTTTAATAAACCGTAATTGAATTCACTTATCCTTTCATCGACAAAGACTTCCATGTCGTCTGGATATTGTTCTAATAATTTTTTTAATTCTAATACTGTCATATTATAGTTTTATTGTTAAAAAATTTAATCGTATGGGGTTGGTTGGTCTGCGTACATTTGAGATTCCATATAATCTTGTGCAAGATTATCGTAATCAGGTTTGTCATTCGCGGTGGGTAAAATATCAAACCTTAATTCGCCGCTATCGCATAAATAACGATCGCCGCTAAAATGAATGATTGCTTTTTCTTCGCCGATTTTAAAATCCTTGAACCATTCTACAAAGTCTGCTTTTGCAAGTCCATCGTTTTTGGCTAAAATATTTACATCAATAACATGGTTACCTATACACATCCAACCCAATTGATTAAGTTCTAATTTTTCAATACCAATATTATTGGTGTTATCAAATTTATAGATTTCCTTTTGCTTGCTTCGGTAAGGTTTGCCACTCCATTGGCGGACAGATAAATAAGCATTTCCTTTATCAATTTCCTTGAACCGTTTTTCCCAAAAATCATAATTATCTCGGATGGTGTGTAATTTTGTATAATGCTTGATTGCTAAATTAAACCCTGTTTCTTGACCTTTTTTTGAATGAGATTTCGGAAAATGTTCCGATAGGATAATTACATAACATTTCTTTTTCATGCTTTTAAATTTATTAAAATAATTTCTTTTGTGCGGATTTCTGTTTTTGTAATTCGATAAATCGCTGGATAAATGTATTAAATTCTTTGTCAGTCATTACGCTTAAGATACATCCTGCTGATAAGAGTCGGAAGTAATAGTCGTTATGTTTGTCGGAAACAAACCTAATTGTTTTCCTGTCGGCAAGTCGCCACACTTGTTGGCGTTTTTTGGTTTCGCGCCGTACTTCGGTGATGGCTTCTTTGCGGGTCGGGGGATGTGACTTTAACCGGTCGGTGTGGTTCATTGTTATTGATTTATCATTAATTTATCTCGGTAATCCATCCCTTTATTTAATGGGACTTTATCACCATCTGAAAAGCCTTTTTCTTCGTCCGCTGTACTCCTTGTTACGGGTTTAGCTTTAAGGCTGCCACTGACTGTGTTTTTTATATAATTCGTAATCATATCAATAGGGATGATTCCTTGTTCCGTTTCTTGATTTTCTTTTGGCGGAACTAGTTTCCTCACTTTTAAAAATACGGCTTTACTCCATCCTAGCGCGTAGGCATCGGCTTTTTGGGGTACGTTTCCCGTTCCTTTTATTTCTCGCATATACTTTTTTCTATCTTTCCGCAATTGTAAGGATAACACGTCAAAAGCATAGCTACAAATTTCTTGATTAGGGTTAAATCCAACAAAAACAAATTCATCTACCCATCCGTTTATTTCCTTATCCCATCTACTTAGGTTGTAAAAACTACATTCAAACAAATGGGAAATTCCCTCGCCAAGCAACGAAAGATAAATGGGTGGTTTTCTACCACGACAAGCATAACTTTTACTTTCTTTTATTTTACTGATAATCAAATCCGCTTCTGTTACACCATACTTTTCCATTAACTCTTTGGCTTTAACCAAAGCCAATGCCGATTCGTTAGGGTTGTCTGATGTTGACAGATCTAACAGGTTTTTTATTTTATTAATTATTTTTGACATTATTGTCTATCTTTTTAGATTTATAATTTTAATAAGAGTTCATATTTTTCTTTTTCAAAAATCAAGTCGTCTAATTCTTTGCCTTCTGCATTTTGCATCTTCATTAATGTCTCGGTAATTTTACTTTTTAATTCTTTCCTTTCTGAATATCCGCTAAATGGTAAAGGTATTTCAACATAGCCGTCGCCCATCATCATGGCGACACTTAATCCTAACAAGACTATCACATCAACCAAAACTAATAACACCCTGCCGATTCTTAATTCAATGCCTTGGTAATCAGAACTAAAAAAAATCACATTTGCAAAAAGTATAGAACTGAAAAATATAATGATGCCTAATTTTTCCATTTCAATTTTCATTCTCCAATTTTTTTGATGGTGGATTTTAATTTTTTATTTAAACTTTCGACGTCTTTTCTGGTGATTTGGAAAGTGATGATACCGACGTGGGTACTATCGTTGACGCTGTACATACTTGCCGACTTTAACGGACTGTTGTATCGGTCGGCGTAGTTAGATAACTTTTTTTCGCTTCGGGTGTGGTGGATTAATGCGTCGGGTATTTCGGTCGTGATGGTCGCTTGTACTGGTGTGGTCGATGCCTTGGTCGTGTCATCGGATAAAATACTTTGACTGATAAAAAATAGGAAGAACGCCGCCATTATTACTAGCGGTATTAATTCTGATTTTTTTATTAGCGGTTTTGGTTTTGGTTTCCGCTTGGGGGATGTGGTCTTGGGTCGCCGCTTCTTTTCGACGACGGGGGTGTAATGTACACCCTCGCTGCCATTTTTTTTTATTTTAATTTATGATTGGTGAATAAATTCAACGGCTCGGAATTTTCCTTCACCGCTGTAATGTGGATAATATCCCGCCTCTTTGAGGTCAGACACAAAATTGGCGTGTAACATTTTGTTATTATCCAAGGCATCGACAGATGGTTGCTTCCCTGCTTTTTCTTGTTTTTGGTAATACGTGTCGGTACTTGGAAAAAATGATCTTAAATAGGTTTGTTTTCCTCGTCGCTTCAGGTGCCGTAAATCAAAGTTGTTATTCACGACGACAGTGGTTTGTTCCACCACTTTTATGGGTGGTGTTTGTTCCATTTTGTTTGTTCCATTTTGGCGAAAACCAATCATTCCATTTGTTCCGTGGGTTTGTTCCGTGGGTTTGTTCCGCTGTTCCGCTTCGGGTTGCGCCTCTTGGTCGACAAGGGTTTCAGGCTGTTCCGCCCTTTCTGTCAAATTTTGTTCCGAATTGCCCGTGGAGTTTGTTCCGTGGGCTTGTTCGGAGTCGATGCCGCCATAATGTCGGGCGGCGGCACCGTTGCGATATTTTTCGGCGTTCTTTAGTAACTGTTCTTTTAGTTTTTCGGCGTCCATGTCTTCACCATAAACGGTGATATTTCCTTCCGTGGTATTGGTGTCATCGTTGGGCGACGGGGTGGGGGATGGTGGTTTGTTTTCGGGTGTTAATTCCTTGGCAGCGTCAAGGATGAAACAGATAAAACCGATCAATATCAATGATCTAAAAATATTGATTGCCACATTTGCACCTCGGTAAACTAATCCACTTTGTGTGATTTGGTTTTGTTTTCTTGAATCAATTCTTTGATTATGAGTTCTGACGACCAATAGTTCGGTATCTTCTTTTTTATTCATGTTGACTTTTGCTAAATCTCTAATTGATAAAATATTAGCTTTATCCGTTGATTGCATTTTGGAAATTGCGTTTTTTGCTTTGGTGGTTAATACCCATGTACCGGATTCCCTAACCTTCATACTTCTATCATTCTTAATGTCTTTTACTGCTAAATCAACGCGGTCCATGTCTGCATTAAAAGTGCTATCAATAAGATATTTTTCATTAGAAAAATAATCTAAGACATCATCTTCAGACCTATATAGTTTTTCAAAATCATCTTCCAGTGCGACGGCTGCCAGTTTATCAGTTTTCCAACTGAGATATAAAGTAAAGCTAAGACCGACCAAGAAAATAAGAATTCCAAAAAACAACATTTTACCGTATCCTTTTTTATTAAAATCCCCTCGATACAATCTTTTAGCGGACTTCATTAACGGGGCACCCATTAATAATTGGATGATCACGGCACCTGAAAGACCAATCAAAATGGCTGCGGTTTTGTTTCCTGAACCTGAAAATATTATTGAATATAATACAGCGGCATCAAACCCGCCACCAATAATGGCAAGTGCAAAGTTGACGGGATATCCTAACCACCAAACTAAATTCCCGTAATCATCTATAAGGGTGTTTTTTTCCTGTTCCGCTTGTGCATCGCGGAGGATTATTTCTTTAAATTCCATTTTTGTAAAACTTTTGTTAAGCCCCCTAACCCCCTAAAGGGGGAATGAGGATTTGTTAAAAAGAACCAACGGGGGGACGGGCGTCACCCCCGTGGTTGCTAAAAAAACCAAATGAAAACTTCTTTAGTTGCTAAACTTTTTTTCTTTTTTTCTTTTTTTGCGACCGACATTATATTGGACTTTAGGTCCGTTGGTCGGTGGTAATTCCTGCGTATTTTTTTTCTTTTTAAATTTCCCTACAAGTGTAATGTTATGTATTTCTAAATTGACGTAATAGTTTGACCCTCTTTGTCTGGATGTTATCTCGAAGGTGACTTCGACGATATCATCTTTTTTAAATCGGTCCAGGTCTTTACATTTTTGGTTTTGGTTGTTGCCTACCATTTTTAGAGGTAGGGGATAGGTGCTTCCGTCGTCACGGTTGCACACTATCACCACGGTACGGGTTATGAATTTTCCCGCGAACAATACAGATTCACTATGTACTATTAGGATGCGTCCTTTTGTTTTTACTTTCATTTGTTTGGGGTCGAACTCTTTTTAAATATTGACTTCTAGCATTTCGAAAATTTATGTATGAACTATATCGATTTATTTCGAATGCGTCTAAAAATTCTTTTTCTATTTTTTCGTAAGCGGTTTTAAATGTTTGGTTGGGATGTTCCGCGATATACGCTTCATATCTTGCCATAAATCCTTCGGTACTTAATAATTTAAGTGCCGACCGTTTAATGATTTTTTCTTCGTTCGATACTTTCATATACTGATTATTTCGGTGTCTGGGTTTTCGTATCGTGAAGTTGTATCTTCTTTGTTAGCTGTGACGATAAGGCATTGACCGACCGCCATCACATCGGCGACGACGCCGTCGATTTTATCTTTTGATTTTTTCTTGTTGGGCTTGATATCCCCCGCGGGGTTTTCTTCAAGTACTACGTTTTGATATTGCCATTCGGTCACCGGGTTTCCCTGGTGGTTAATGTCTTTTCGCATGATCATCTTTTCCGTTTCCTTGGTCGGCGCGCTCATACTTCCAAACCCTTGTCCGAATGCGTTCATTTCGATTCCTTCTTGGTTGCATTCCACTACCAATTGGGTGGCGTTAAATCTATCGTATGCGATACTGTCAACATTATGAATTTCGCATATATCCAAAATGTTGGCTTTGATAAATGCGTAATCTTGGACATTGCCCGGGGTGGCGATTATGTAACCAGCTTGGACCCATTGTTCGTAATTGATGTTTTCGTTTAGGGTCCTTTGGTAGATGGTATCTTCTGGACACCAATACCACTTAAAGAAAACGCCTTTTTCGATTACCTTTTCCCCCTCTCGAATGGGTGGATAATAGATTGATAAGGATGATAAATCCTTGACGCTTGCCAAATCTAATCCACCATAGGCGGTGCGGTCTTTTAGAGTTTCTATATTTACTTTACCGAGGTCGCATTTTTTATAATTGCGACTAGGTATCCAGCTTTTAAAACTTCCAGTCCATTGGTTTAAATGGAGGCGTCGGAAGGTGTTATGGAAACTAGGTTGGTTTTTGGCTTTCTTTGCCATGCGTTCCAAATAGTCTTCCTTAATTGTGACACCATATCCGGGGTTGGCTTTCTTCCAAGTCTCCGGGGAATATGGATTCAATTTTTGGTCGGCGGAAAAAATCTTCGCGTATTGACTTTCATCGACGATGGTTTTTTCAATTACCTTTTTGGCGTATAAGTGCATTTCCTCGGCGAAGGTGTTTTTTATCCCCGCTGTGGTAATGCTAATCGTTAAGGGTTGGCTTCGACTTCCTGTCGATGTATCCAACGTATCGTATAATTCGCGATTGGGTTGGACGTGTAATTCGTCCATAATGATCGCGTGGGCGTTGAATCCGTGTTTGGTGTATGCCTCAGCGGATACCACTTTAAATACGGACATCGATTTTTCGTGTACGATGGTA